TTCGGCGACGGGCCAACCACTACGAACATATTCAACCCGCCTGGTACAACCAACTCGGGTGATACATATGCTCCTAATGATGCTCGTCTTCCTAAAGTGCTCATTCCAATGATTCGTCGTACGTTCCCCGAGCTCATCACCAATGAAATCGTTGGTGTTCAGCCTATGTCAGGTCCCGTTGGTCTTGCATTTGCTCTTCGCTACGCCTATCAGTCCGATACCCTTGGTAGCGGTATTGATGGTAAAGGCTCTGCAGCAAATCTTAACTATCGCCCTGCACGTAGTGAAACTACT